CAAGACCGCAGAAATCGCGGAACAATACCTGACCAAAGGGAGAGAGTTTATGGTTCAAGGAGAACTCTGTATGTCCTCTTGGGAAAAGGAGGGAAAAACCTTCACCAAGTATTTCATTCGCGGTAAGGATCTTCAGTTTTTGAGTTCTGGGAAGAAATCAGACTCCAGTTCGGATTCCGAAGAAACCAAGGAGCTTGAAGAGGTTCCCTTTTAATGAAGCTGCTTCTTGAAATCCCCCTTAACAGATTAAGCTTTGGCAATGTTTCTTATAACCTTGTCAGAGAACTACATGAGCTTGGCGCTGAGATCGGAATCTTCCCTATAGGGGACAACATAGATCTCAGTGCCTTTGATTTATCTGAGGAACTCAAAACCTATATCGAGGATGCCATCAACCAGAGGTGGGATTTTCTAAAACCCCACATACCCTGTTTAAAATTGTGGCATTTAAACGGGAGTGAAAATAGAAAAAATAAAGATCAGTATCTTTTCACCTTCTATGAATGCAACAAACCAACCGATCCCGAGTTAGCTCTCTGTGCCAATCAGGATCTCACTTTTTTTAGTTCGACAGAGGCCCAAAAGCACTTTGAAAACAAGGGGCTGAAAAACACAGCTGCTATTCCCTTGGGTTTCGATAGGGACTTTTATCGTACCGACAAAACCTATCTCAAGGATGTTGTTCACTTTGGGTTAATGGGCAAATATGAGAATAGGAAGCATACTCAAAAAATCATAAGAGCTTGGCTTAAAAAATATGGTAATAACAGTAAATACCAGCTCTCCTGCTGCATTACTAATCCGTTTTTTCAGCAAGATCAAATGCAACAACTCCTCAATCAAACCCTAGACGGGAATCATTTTAATAATATTAATATCATTCCCACTTTAGCGAAAAACAGTGAAGTCAATGAATTGTTGAATGCTATTGATATTGATCTAACAGGCCTGTCTGGTGGAGAGGGGTGGAATCTTCCCGCCTTCAATGCTACCTGCTTGGGAAAGTGGAGTGTTGTTCTAAATTCCACTTCACATAAAGACTGGGCGACCCATGAAAATTCTATTTTAATTGAACCATCAGGAGAAATGCCTGTCGCGGATGGAGTCTTTTTTAATGAGGGCTCCCCCTTTAATCAAGGAACCTTTTACACTTGGACGGAGGAAGAGGCAATCGCTGCAATGGAGAAGGCTGAGGCCAAAGTAGGACAACTTAACACAGAGGGCGTCAAAATGGGAGACACTATGACCTACTCTAAAACAGTGAAGGACATTTTATCCCACATTTTTAAGGATTAAATGAGAGGCACACCAATTGCTAATATATAAGTATGAATTCTTTAATTAATACATTGTTTAATGATTTGACATCCCAAACCTTTACTAAACCCATTACTTCTCACATTAGTGACACAGGTGATGTGTATAGCGCTGAAGTGGAACTTCCAGGGTTTGCCAAAAAAGACATCAGCATTTATGTTGTGGATAACACCTTGTGTGTAACAGCCAAAAACAAAGAGAGATCTGAAAAGTTTAAACTACACCTGTGGGATTTGGTGTCTGAAGACCACATTAGTGCAGAATTAAAATATGGACTTCTTAAGATCACCCTCCCAAAGAGAACAGTTTCTGATGGCAGAGAAATCCCAATCAAATAATGCCCATTTATGTTTACAAACATCCCGACAAAAAAGAATACAAAGAAGTATTCCAAGGGATGAATGACAAGCATGTTTATGAGGAGGGGGGCGTTGAGTGGAAGAGAGTTTTTCTCTCCCCCAACGCCTCCATTGACAATTCTATAGATCCTTTTAATAACCAGCAGTTTATAGATGCCACCTATAACAAAAAAGGAACAGTGGGAGATATGATGAACCTTTCAGCAGATCTAAGCGCCCAAAGAGCCGAAAAGGCGGGAGGAAAAGACCCTGTAAAGGAAAAGTTTTACGACAACTATGCCAAGGAACGCGGGGGAAGCGAACATCCAAACCGCATCAAAGAAAAGGGTTACGAAAGCAAGAACGTAAAAATCGAATACGACTAAGAAGCCGTCCCGCTAAGTTTTAAACCTTTTGTTTCGGTGACCTCGAAAGAAAAGTCTGCGTCAAAAGTCATTCGATTGTTAAGCGGTAGTGAGTAGCTATAAGAGGTTAATTTAGCATCTTCAATTTGGTAAGCCATTTTTTGAGAACCAGATGCTAAGACTAATTGGAAGTCATAGCCCGATTCACTGCCCAACAACCCTGTCAAGACACCGCTCTCTAGTCCTGAAACCAACGACGATACCGAGAAGCTCCCATTCGCTGGTAGTGTGGCCTTCCTCCCATAAGCGAAGTCGTTCCCCAATCCATAATTAGAAACTCTGGAGAGATCCACAGACATATTTACCGCTTGCACTAAATACACCCCAGAAAGGGGTTGTCCCCCTACTTGTATGTTTTGAAGGGTGACACTACTTTGTGCATCTGTTGGGTTAACTAAAACGGGAGTTGAATCGTCTGTAGTATTCGCCTCAAATTCTAAAGCACAAAAACTTACGTTATCATTGTTGCCGCCTGTTAAGTTAATGGCTGGCAATTGCATGGATGTGCCAGTTACGTTTTCAAACAAAACATTAGAACAAATATAATTAGTAGAAACGACTGGGAGATCCCCTATCCCATAACTTATCCCATATGTTGTAGGATAACAATTCCCGAAAGCGATGGCATTGCACCCCGTTAGGTCTATCAACGTTTCATCAAACGTTAAACTGTCCAGCATGTCAGAATCTTGATTAGGATCTATAAAAACATAAAAGTTAGTAGATTTTTCTGCTGTTCCCGAAAATAAATTAATAAATTTACTATAGATTTCTAATGCCGACTCGCTTACAAATTTCCCATATAATTCATTAGAAAGCGCGGGTTGAGCTAGATAGCTAATTTCCAACTCTACATCAGGCTGTTGCATTATTTCGTTAGAAACAAACTCTTGAGAGCCTACTTGCTTTAAACCTTGATGATTTAAACCAATAGAATAATTGAGTCCCTGAACCCCCATATATAACCTCAGAGGAACTCCATCAGGAGCGGATGCAATCGTGTTAAAAGCTTGGTCAGCATTCTGCACCGCTACTGCGGCGATATTACTTTTTATAATATTTCTAGCCATTTTATGTCCCTGTTGGTATGACCCCGAGAGGATCTTCTACAAGCTCCACGGTTAGATTATTAGAATTAAAAGAAGTCCACGTATGGGTCCAGCTTGGACAATAGTAAACTTTCGGCCTATTGTATACAGAGGGAATTTGATGCTTAAATCTTCTGTAGCCCCCTTTGTTTTCTAAAAATTGAAGTATACACCTTGTCTGATGGTCTGATATATTGCTGTAAGTATAGCTCATGTTAAACGTGGCAATATTGTCGTTTGTCTTTAAGCGCTGGGTAAAAGAGTTTTTATAACTCAAAACATCTGCTTTAATTTTTACATCGTTTTGCGTCCCGATATCAGGCTCAAAGAAAAATTCCTTTGTCCACATAGAGGAGGTTCCTGTTGGGCTATTTGTTTCAGAGGAAGTATGTGCTCCACTACAATAATAAAAGTTGTCTAACTTGTTTCCATTTATGTTTCCATCGGGGCTTCTTCCTGAATAAATTACATCGTATTTTTTGTAAGATGCAGCTGGAGCCCAACCCTGAAAGGGAACGTTGGCAAAATTACCGCCTGACCAATTAAGCAAAGTAGGAGCGCGATCAACATTAAGGCTAGTCGCTACTTCAAAGTGTTGGTTGTTAATAAAATTAACTGCATAGTTATCACAAACCCCCGAAACAGTTTTATAAATTCCACCATTGTCAGGAGCAAACTTTATAGGCAAATGGCCCGACTGACTTTCGAAGAAGGATATGAGGCTTTTAGCGTTCGCCTCATTCACATCATATCTGAGGGAAAATTTAGCCCCCAAACTATTTATCGACAAAGGTATTAAATTGTAATAAAAATCATCAGTTATATAGCTGTGATTAGTCCCTTGGAACTCAACCCTTGAACCATAAACAGGAGTAAGCGAAAGATCTGACAATTCAGCAGGAACTGTGACCCCTGAAATATTAGTATCTCGGTTATAAAATAAAGCTTCGCTCATGAGTGACCTACATAGTTAAGAGTTAAACGAAC